TATGAGATACAACGACCAAAACGGTCATACTCTGGGTAAGCACCCATAGGATCTTCTACACGAATACGTGGAAGTTCTGTCTCAAAATCTGGTTCTACGTGGATAGGTAAGAAGCCGTATGAGAAATACCAGTCAGCACCCCAATACATTTGAGACTGTAGACGTGATTGGTAAACATAGTTGTTAGCAATCATTCCACGCTTGTCAGCAAATGTGCGTGCACGATCTGATGTGACGTTAGATGTAGAGCAATTGAAAGATGGAAGCGGAGCCAATACTTCAGCCAAGTCACGTGCTGCAACATCAATAAAGTTTGCAACCATTGCATTGGTCATGCCTTCAGGGAAGAGTTCTGGAAATACCTCAGTCATCTTACCCTTGCGGACAGCAAGGATATCAGCCATGCGACCATCACGATCACCATGGCGTTGTTTTAAGTTCTCAACGCGGCGCGCGATTGTCTCAATATCTAGTGCCATTATTGTCCTATTCGTATTGGGCAAATTCATAGTCGTTTACATTTACTGTAAAGCGACCTTCAAGTTGCTTTCGTGTAGCCCATCTATTGGTAAGATGGCTTTGGTTAATTCGAGAGTTACTGATAACTTCTTTAGCACGTAGTTCACAAAACCACAATGCCATTACACAGTCTGTCTTGCCTTTGGTATCAGGTTTCCATGTAATCAATTGCTGGATAAGAGCCTTGATACCTTCGGATCCATCTTGAGATGGTATTTCAATGAGGTTATCGTTATTATGAGTGTTACCGCGTACAGTCCCAAAGAGACCTGCCATGGCTGCTACACCAAAAGATGTGTCCCACTTGTTCTTACCAGTAAACTGACTGGAGAACTTTACCCCTGAGTTGGCAAGATACTGACGCAAGTCATCATCTAGGGCATAGGCCTTTTGATGGGCGTTAGTCTCAATGCGTAATTCTTGTGGCTGGTACTTAGTAACCCACTCTTCAATTAACTTCTGAATCTTCTGTGGGTTAGGTTCAGTCATGTTTTCTACATCTAAAATATATCTGTTACGTGTATTGCGATCAACAGTCATGATAACTGCTGCAGTATTACCACTCATTGCTGGGTCAAGACCCATGATGGTATACCATGCACCACGTTCTTTAGGATGTCCTGGAGCACCTGGTTTTAAAGGTCCGCGTTTGCGCATCCCATTGATTGAACCTTGGACAGACGCAGGGGAAAATATAGAGTCCTCTTGGACGTCCTGCTGTTGGTAAACAAGCGCCCAAGCAGAAGGGCTAACTTCTGATCGTCGCCTGAAGAGTGCTGGCCCATTCCATTTTGGATATAGACCGTCGTCATCGGGAAGTACTTCATCTTCTGAGCCTTCCCATGGTAAGTGTGACTTGGGCCATAGTGTTACCCAGTTCTCAGGGTCTTCATCATATTCAAGAACGGCTGGCATAGACAGGTAAGTGAAAGGCGACTTACCACCAACCCAGTGATCAGGAGAACGAATCTCTCGATATAGGTCATTTGAAGCAATACGTGTTCCAACAACTAAGAGTTTACCAGAATCACCTAGACGAGTTACTACATCTCGCTGGAGCCAGAGAAGTTGCTTCTCCCACTCATGCGCGTTTGAAGTCGTAACAACGTCATCCAAGATGATGAGGTTTGAACGGGCGCCAGTAATCTGGCCACCAATTCCAAGCGCTTGTACCGTCGGATCCTTCTCGGTAGAATCGCGAGACAGATAAATGCGATCAGCCTTCCAAGTATCCGCATCTTCTTTCCAACCTCCTGCAGATCCGTAGACTGCTTGTAACTTAGCCCAGCGTTCGTGGCTTAGTCGTTGCTTGATTGAGTAGAGATACTCCTTGGCGCGTTCCTGCGTTTTGGAGACAATTGTAATCTTGATGTTTGGATCCATGGCAATACGGTATACGCAGTAGTTAACTGTGATGACCGTTGACTTAGCGTGCTCTGGCGGTACATTGATAAGTAACCGCTTCTTGGAGGCGGGATCATAGACCATTGAGTCATGGAGGTAAGACGGTTCCCGACCTTCCAGGATGTCGATCCAGGAACGGTGGTGGGCAAAGATGGGGCTGTCCAAAAACTCACGACTAAACTCCTCAAAGCCTATCTTAAACTTGGCATCGCCTGTGACTATGCTTAGGGATTCTTCACCTGTTCGGCGGGCCTTCTCAAGGGCTTTCATGAACTGTTCGTCCTTGCGCCAGTCTTTCATGACGTCAGGTTTGCGCTCAGCCCTGGCTAGTGAATCCTGTAGATCTAGCCCTTGCCCTACAAATTCTAATACTTTGGCCTTGGCTTCTCTCAATGCCTTGACATTGTGATGCTCAGCACCTTTACCTGCGGCCATTGATAACTCCCCTAATAATCCCCCTGTTAAAAAGGGTTAATAACCCCCTTCGCTCAGCGCGCATAAAGCGCGCGCTTCGCTACCCCCTGGCTCTCGTGGATGGCAATAAGCCATCCCCTCGAGACTAGATAGACTCACTTGCGTTTAGCGTTCGTCTATACTATATACTAACCCGTTCAAAAGCACTTTCCGAACGCAGTTAATTTAATAATGTGACTAACGTCACTACTATATCGGTATATATCGGACATTTAGAGCCTCATCTGGCAAATACTGGAAAAATATTATGAGGCGATAGTGTATATATACGCGGTCGCGCGTTTAATAAAGTGGGGTCGCTAAAGCGACTCGATGCCTGTCCAAGCCTTAAAAAATTAGCGCGAAGCGCCTAAAACCCGAGCGAAGCGAGGCGATTTTTACGCGTAAAAAAACCCCCGCACGCGTGGCTCGCATACGGGGGCTTGTTTGTGTTGGGCGACTATCTGCCGAGCGTTACCACGTTTCCCGTGTGAACGGCTCGCGTGGGTTGGTCGTGTATTTGAGTTCGAGGTACGCGGTGCGGTACTCGTCACGCGCACGGGTTAAGCGTGCGTTCTGTATCGCGCTGGTGATGATGAGCGCGAGGCATGAGCCGAGCGCGATTATTACGGCGAACACGTCACCGACTCCGAGAGTCATTACGCACGACCTTCGAGGATAGTTGCGAGTAAACGTGCCACGCTGTCGAGGTCGAGCGCTGGGGCTGGTGCTTCGGCTTTCCGTCCGCGTGCTGGCTTGGCTGGTGCGAGTTCGGCGCGTAGCGCTTGGGCTTCTTCTTGTGTGTCTGCCCATGCTTCACGCTTTCCGTTAGCGAGTTTTGGCTTCGAGGTGTCCGCCTTGCTGGCTTGCTTGGCTTTCACGCTGGCGTCTATCGCTTCACACGCTGGGAGAATTAACACGCTGAGAACGTCTGCGAGGTAGTGGACTTCGAGGGAGTCCGCTTCATTTGTCTTTTCATCATTTGCTAACGCTTTCCATGATGAGATGAGTCCGCTAATCGCTCCGCGTGTGGTGCTGTGTTCTTTTCCGATTACTGAGAGAGCGCGGTTCACAAGTGAGGCGCCTGTCTTGCTGGTGATGTTTGTACGCTCGGTTAAAAATTTGAGCGCTTCTGCTTTCATGGTTTCCATTTTTCGACCCCTTTCGAGGGCTTCGAGTATCGAGGCAATTTGCTTCGAGGACTCTAGTTAAACAGAAAGTCTGGGCGTTTTCTAGTAGCGCCACAAGGTTTTTTTTCGGCTCGTCCGCAGCTGGCTTCGAGATCCATATCGGCTCACTTAGCGACCCTTCGAGGGATCTTCGAGGGCTGGGGTTTTTGGTTTGTGTCGGTGAGTTTGTGTCGGGGCTTGGGGGCTGGCCGGCCTTGCGTTTTCGAGTTGGGTTTTCTGCTGGCCGGCGCTTGGTTTTTTTCTCTCTCTTTCGGCTCTCTCTTTTGGGTTTTTTCTTTCCTTACGGGTGCGCGCTCGCACACGGGCGCCACGCACAAGCGCACAATTCGGGCACAACGGGCACAACGTACACAACGGACAGAACGTACGAATACGGACATATCGGGCGCGTTTTCCCACACACGCGCGGTACATACATAGTCGTTACGTGCACGTACCTACGCACCCACGACTTCCCGTATTGAGTTCCAACTAAGATCATTAAAAGTGCTGGTCAGAGCCGTGGTAAGATTTCACCGAGGGAAAAATCCCTTAGAAGAAAACCTTATCTTGCTTCGCGTTAAAAATGGTTTCCGCGTTGCAGGGTAAGGTTTCTTCATCTCACACGAGCAAGAAAGGTAACACGAGATGATAGAAAATAATCAAGGTGGACTCACAGATGAAGAGTTCGCTTGTCTGCTCATGCGTAGTTGCGGTGTAGCCAACCTAGTTGGCGCACTCGGTTCTACACATGACGTCACAGCGTGTGGCTTCTGTAATGGAAGCAAGCACGTGGACACGGGAAGAGGTCGTCATGTCGCATGATGTGATACTCGATACTGTGTTGGCATACGTAGAAAAGGGTGTTTGCTCCACATGCTCACGTCCTGCTCACTTATTCATGCACTCAATGTTCCCACAGGAGCAAAGTCTTGCGTGTATTGACTGTCTATGCAGGGCTTTAGACAGACGATACCGCATAACCGACCTATCGGTCTTTAATGAACCCGAAGTTGTCCGTGTGTTCCTGTATGAACAGGCTCAATTCGACCCTACTTACGTATTCCCCGAAATGTACAATGAGGATAGGTGTGAAGGGTGCGGTCACGTATTCCTAGACAACCCACCTATACCCAATTACGGAAAAATGCTCGCACTTAATCACTTAGGTGATGAGGTATGGGTACACGTCCAATGCACCAAGTCTTGTGAGGTCTGTGAAAAGGACTTCTCAAACGCAGGAAACACACGTTGGAATATCAACTATCGCCACACAGGCGCTCAGCGTGACTTCATCAACATACAAGGAGAGGAGATGTGTGATGGTTGCCTTAACGTATGGTTCGAGGAGAACGGAGGACGTGAAGCATGGATCATGTGTGAAAATTGTGCAGAGTACGAGCACAGAGATAGTGCACGCTGGTACTGTGATGAACTTTACTGCGATAACTGCTACGACAACAACGTCCACGAGTGTGATGACTGTGGGGATACCTACTGGGACGAGCATAACTGCGAAGCCTACGAAAACAGCGATAACTATTCGTCACACATACACAGTTACTCGTATCGTCCGCAGACACACTTCTTCGGAAACGCCAAGTATCACATGGGCTTCGAGTTAGAAGTCGAAGCACGCAACACATCACGAAGCGAAGGCGCAGAACTTGCGTATGAACAGATAGGTGAGCGTGGTTACCTGAAAGAGGACGGCTCACTAAGTGACGGCTTCGAGATAGTCACACACCCACACACGCTCAACATGTATCAAACGTCGTTCCCGTGGGAGATACTCGATAGAATAAAGCGTGTTGGTATGCGCTCATGGAATACAAGAACGTGTGGCTTACACGTTCACGTAAGTCGTGAAGCATTTCACGTCATGAAGGGTTCACGTGTGGACATTGTGAAAACACAAGGTCACGAGTTACGCTTCATGAAACTCATCTACGATAATCAACGCATGGTTGAGCGTATCGCAGGTCGGTCAAACAATAACTACGCAACCTTCGAGGACAAGCGCAAACTTGTAGCGAAGGTCAAGTATGGCACGCAGTCTAACGGACGTTACTCTGCGATTAACACCGAAAATGACGCTACTCTCGAAGTGCGTGTGTTTAAGGGTTCATTACGGAAAGAACGTGTATTATCTGCGCTAGAATTTGTTCATAGCACAGTCGAATACACACGTAACCTGAAGGTTTCAGGTAGCAACAATGCGTTATCGTGGTTGCAATACACACGTTACGTAGCAGAAAATCAAGAGCAATACCCAAACCTAGCACTCATCATGAACGAGTCTTTCTCACGTGATAGTGCACCTGAAGACAATGGAGATGAGTAATTATGTGTATGTTATGCGTAGTACCACCTAACGTGATTCCGTCACGTGAGAAGTTAGAAGCAAGTGCACTCAATAACCCACACGGATTTGGGTTTGCGATAGTTATACCAAGCGAGAAGCGTATCCACGCTGAACGTACCATGAACGCGGACACATCTATCAACCGCTTCCTAGAAATGCGTGGCAAGTATCCCGAGGGATACGCACTATGGCACGCACGATTCGCCACACATGGCACAACAACTGTGGAGAATTGCCACCCGTTCCAAGTGTGTGACTCACAGACATACCTTGCACACAATGGCATACTCTCTATCGTAGAACCGAAGGGTGATACACGTAGCGACACACGTATCTTCGCAGAAGATTTACTTCCTGCGGTGGGTGGTGTTACTGCGTTAGATAACGAGCAAGTGTGGAACTTACTCGAAGACTTCACATCAGGTTCTAAGGTGTGTGTGCTTACAGTCGATCCGCGTGCTGAACATCAGATGTACCTACTCCACGAGGAGAAGGGCAAGCATGATGAAACAGGTGTGTGGTGGTCTAACGATACGTGTTACTTAGCACCTGCACGTTCAGCATGGACAGCAGTATCACCGCATGAGTTGGGCTTATATGCAACAGGATATGATGAAGAAATCACGTGTGATATATGCCAGACAGTAACAGTTGCAGACGAACTCATAGAGCCTAACTGTCCTACGTGTGGCAGTTGCTACGAGTGCTTTATGTATAAGACAGACTGCCTGTGTTATCACGGGCACTCATACTATGACGCACGAACAACAAGAGAAGGAGCGTGGGGTTGGTGATACACACATCAGAGATAATGAACGCACTCATTTCGAGTGGATTAACTTATTCACCCGAAGCAGGTGACCCGTATCCAATGCGACAGAAGCCGTGTGCTGATGTTGCTTTCGTAATAACCGAGTTCTTATTACACAATGGTGTATACGTACTCAATGACGTGACGGAGGACACGCATGAAAAAGCATAAGCCTGTACCGCCTACTTCGTTTTACTATGGTAAGCGTGCCGACCTATTCCTTAGCGAGGCGTTACGCGCCTTGTCTGAGGGGAAGAAAGAAAAACACGCAGAGTTAGTCATGCGTGCTCAACTGTACCGCGATCTCGCAGGACAGATACCACTAGAGGTAGGTGATACACATGGAGAAACAATACATAGAGCGTGAGTGTTACGCGTGTGAGATGAAGATTATGGTCATCTCGCATGACGTAAGTGAACGTTATTACTGCGTGACGTGTGCCTTCGCTAAGTTAGGTGGCACACCATGATAGATACACGTGTAAAGAAATATACGTGGGACGACCTTGCGTGGAGAGAGATTAACGAGGGCGTATTCAGCGCCCGTATCTCGCTGTTACCTGCCGAGTATCTATACGTAGAAGAAGGTTGGGAGATAGACGGGCCTGTCCGTGTGTCTTTCAGGTGGCGTCCTAAAGAAAACATCACACGTGCAAGATACCGACCACTTCGCAAGAGTGAGTTTGACTTGGACGACCCTACGGAGTACCCGTGTGCTTCGTGTGGTGCTGAACGTAAGACTTCGTGTATCGGAGATAAATCTGAG